GGGGGGGGGGGTCCGATGATGAAGCATTGCGACGGCGGGCGCAGGCCGCTTACCGTCCCCGCAAGGCGGATTCTATACACGGCAAGGAGTTATTTTTTATTATTATGCAACAAACAGAATTCGAGCGGGTCCACGATTTCGGGAACCTGTACGCAGGGTTTCTAAAAGCCAGCCGGGGCAAACGGGGAAAAGAAAGCGTTGCGAAGTTTGAAGCAAACCTGCTGGAAGCCCTTTGCCTGCTTTCGGAAATGCTGAAGAACAAAACCTATCGCCCGTCGGAATATTTCGTATTTCGGGTTTACGAACCGAAAGAACGCATTGTTATGACCAACGCGTTCAAAGACAAGGTGGTTCAGCATTCCTTATGTGACAATGTGTTAGAACCAGCGTTTTCCCGTACCTTTATCCGCGACAACTACGCGTCGCAGGCCGGGCGCGGGACGCATGACGGGCTGTATCGACTGGAAGTGTTTATGCGGTCCTATTATTTCGAGCGGAAAGCGCGGGAAGAACAACGGTGCCGGGAGGAGGGGTTGCCGCGGCCCGACCCGCGCGCCGCCCATTATGCGGACGGCTGGGTTCTGAAATGCGACATATCAAAATATTTCTACTCAATTCCGCATGAACCATTGAAAGCAATGGTGCGCCGCTTCATCCGGGACCCGGACGTTCTATGGCTTGTCGACATGATCATTGACAGCACGGACGACCCCGGAATTCCGATCGGCAACCAGACTTCACAATGGTTCGCGGTCATGTACCTTTCGGGGCTTGACCACTTCATAAAAGAGAAATTGGGAATCCGCTATTATGGGCGGTATATGGACGACTTTTACTTGATTCACGAGGACAAGGCGTATTTGCAGTATTGCCGCCGGGAGATTGAAAAGTACGTGGCCGGGCTGGGACTGAAACTGAACAACAAGACAAATATTTTCCCGTTGCGGAACGGAATTGATTTCCTTGGATTCCGAACCTATATGACTGACACGGGGAAGATCGTGCGAAAGGTAAGGAGGAACAGCAAATGTAACGAGCAACGGAAATTGAAGAAACAGCGGGGCTTGCTGAACAAGGGGGAAATTACCCTTGCGGCAATCGAACAGTCATACGGAAGTTGGCGGAGCCGTGCGGCAAAGGGCAACTGTCACCACCTTATCCGGGAAACGGACCGCCTGTTCAAAAAATTATTCAAGGAGAGTGTTAAACAATGGCAAAAAGTTTAAGTTCCCTTGTCGTTGGCGCGCTGGTCAAGGACACGGGGACGCTTTACAACGGGAAACCGATTATTTGGAAAATCGCGGACAAGAACCACGCCGGGTTTCCGGCGAATTCCGTCACGCTGATCACGGAGCGCATTATCTCGCTGAAATGCTTTGACGCTATGGAGCCGAGCAACAACGACGGAAACCGCCGTTCCTACGGAAACAACCGCTGGATTTGGTCAAATATCCGTCGATGGCTGAACAGTCAAGCGGGGGCGGGCGCGTGGTACGCGGCCCAGCACGGGCAGGACGCGCCGCCGAACAACTCGAATGTGTGGAACAACTACAACGAGTACGAGGCAGAAGCGGGCTTTCTGGCGGGATTCTCCGCGAATTTCATTGCCGCCCTGCTGACCACGAACCGGACCGTCGGAAAAGCGCAGGTGGACGGCGGCGGAACAGAAACATGCACCGACAAGATTTTCTTTGCCACGTCAACGGAAGTTGGATTGTCGGGCGACGTGGTGGCCGGAAGCAAACTTGCGCTATTTACGGATGACAATTCCCGCAAGGCGAAGCCAACGGCGGAATGCGTATCGAAAAGCGAATACCAGACAAGCGGTTTTAACGTCAATGAGCCGTGGTACTGGTGGCTTGCGGACGCTTATGCGTCG